TTCTAAGGCTATATACAAAGGAAACTTTGTACCTCCTAAACAGGTTACATATGGCGATAAAACTAAGCTGCAAGTGCCGTTCAATGATGCAGCAATCTATGATGCTAAGAGTCAGCTGACATATGAAGTAAACTCTTTCAGAACAACTAATGCTGCTACTAAGTTTCACAACCAATCATTAGACTTTACTAGCGCCAACGACTATGTGTATACAGATGAGCGTCATGGCACAACTAAAGTATATGGCGAGCAGCTGAAGCTTGGTACAGGCGACTTTACAGTAGAATTCTGGTGGAACTTTGCTTCGACATCAGGTCGACAAGACTTATTGTGGATTGGTTCTACAAGTACCCGACTTGGTATCCTTTGGAACCTCAGCGCTGGTCAGTTGACTTACTATCCTGCCACAAGTGCTATCTCTGCTGCTGTATCGTTTAGCACCGGTACATGGTATCATATTGCAGTAGCAAGAGCAAGTGGCTATACCAAGATGTTTGTTGATGGTACTCAAGTCGGTACAACTTATACAGATTCTAAAAACTTTGATGGTACAATTTTGTATCTTGGCAAAGATAGTGGTGCTAGCTCGAGTTATTCGAATGGCTACATGGATGGTTTGAGAATCACCAAGGGTACAGCGAGATACACTTCAAACTTTACTGCTCCTACAGACGCTTTTTCTAAGAGTTAATCATGGTATCAAAAGCATTTAAATTAGCAAGTGCAGCCACGAATACTACTGCTGCTGGTGATCTTACATCAGGTGTGGTCAGTACCTACACTACGATTAATGATTTACCATTGTCTGGTAACACCCAAGGTGATATCGCTTTTGTTGATAGTAGTAACAAACTGTACTTCTATAGAACAGAAGGTTGGTATAGAATCGAATTAAGTGATTCAGCTTTATAATAAATATAAGAAAAAACGGAGTTTAAAATGGCAACAAGATTATCAAGAGGGAGAAGGATTGCAAGGCTGATCAAAGCACCAGCTGATGACACTTCGACGCTTATTGCTGACCAAGGGATGGTAGCTAACAAAGCCATTATTGAAAATTATGCAGCAACTGATGCAAGTATTGATGTTGCAGCTGCTAATGCATACAGTATTACAATTTCGGGTAACACCACGTTCACTGTTGAGAATGTTAGACCGAGTGGCGATGTAAACTCGTTTGTTCTCGAACTTGTTAATGGCGGTGCATATACTGTTACATGGTGGAGCAATCTGACGTGGAACGGAGGTACTGCTCCTACTCTTACATCTGCTGGTACAGACGTTCTTGGTTTTTACACATATGACAACGGCACAACATGGCGTGGTCTTGTCATTGCACAGGATATTAAGGCAGCTGCATGACAGCAAAAAGAATCATTCAGGCTGCTGCTGGGAATGCTGCTGGTGGTAGTGTTAATCCTAATGCCTATGATTTTTATAATTATGGGGTGTTGGGGACACGCGAAGCGGCTGAAGCTTTCAACATACGACCTATTATTTCTATAGGCTCAAATTGGAAGGATAATATAAGAACAGCAGGGTATTCGGCATATGGCCATTATGGTCTACAATATTGTGCTCCTCCTTGGATGTGGAATAGCACTGGTACCAAGGTTTTAATATGGCCATACTCAAGCTCGAATCGTTACTTGATGGAAGCATCCTGTTCTACTGCCTGGGATTTGACTACTCTTAGTTTTGACGATTCATTAGATATTAGTAGTTACTTTGAAAGTGGAGACACTGACAATTCATGGGGCGCATGGTCCAAAGACGGACAAAATATATACATCTTTACCCAAACATATCTTTATCATTTTACGCTCACCACAGCGTTTGATGTTTCCTCTGGAATTACTAAAACATATGGTGCATACTATCAGACATTTGCTGCACAGAACAGTGGCACAGCATCTGGAGCTCCAAATTTTAGCCAAGGCAACCCATGGTTTGTAGGTGATGGTAGTGCCTTACATTATTGTAACGGTAGTTATTATTATACAATGCCTCTAATATCAGGGGGAACAGCTTTTGATCTAAACGATTATCATTTTGCTGGTGTATCAACTGGCAGACAGCAAATCTCAACTCTTGATAAAATGAAAAGCACATCTTTGAGTTCTAGAATTTCATTAATGACTAATAATGATGGTTCTAGAATTTTGGTAAGCAGTAATAGTAGTACCGGTAGTGGTTATGGAATTACATTTGATATGACAGATCCCACAGACGCTACAACAATTTCTGTTGATGAGTTTGCCGACTATAAGGTTTACGCATTCGGTGAATCAACCGGTGGTACAGCTGGGCCCTATTTAATGCCATTTAGGTCCACTCACGATAACCCAACGGGCAAGGACTTTATGGGGTACTATTTTTCTATAGATTACCAAGTAGGTGAAATAGGTTCTAATGCTTTTATGGGTTCGTATAATGCCCATCCTTATGGCACCGGTAATGTGGAAACATATATGCGTGTGTTAGGGGGACATTTTGTAGGAGATAGTGGTACTAAGTTTTACAGAGTTGGTAACTACGGGCGGATCGGTATGTATACTTTGAGCACCCCTTATGAGATATGCACAGCTGCTGATGATGCTGCTCACGACCCCCCGGTATACGATGTTTCAACAGAATTTAGCTCTTTTGGTAACTCATTGTTCTTTAAGGATGATGGTACCAAGATGTATGTTTGCAGTAACACTAACAAGATTATATATCAATATTCGCTTAGTACAGGCTGGGACATATCTACTGCATCTTATGATTCTAAATCATACTCTACAGGTTCGTATACTTTCCCCGCTTTTTGTCTCTCTGGAGATGGTACATATCTTTACCTCACAACATACTCCACAAGAAAAATTTTGAGAGCCACTCTTAGCACTCCGTGGGATATAAGTACAGCAAGTTTGGATAGTGGACAAGAACTATCACAATCCTTGGCAACAAGTTCCAATACTGGTGTAGCTATTAACAACGAAGGTACCAAAATTTACATAGCTGTTAGACAAAGTTTTATTGATTGTTTCACTCTATCAACTCCATGGGATCTTACCTCAGCCACATCCGACGGAAGAATTGACATAGGAGAATCTTCTATGCGTGTTCCTGGTTGGGAAAGTCCTCTAATTCATGAAATTCGATTAGATGATACTGGAGAACGGCTATATGTAAACGATTATAGATCAGGTGCGGTATATCAAATTACTATTGATGGTTCATAGGAGAAAATAAATGTCCCATGTTAAGATAACAAACGGCGAAGTCGATCAATACCCATACACGGTCGGCCAACTACGTCGTGATAATCCAAACACTTCTTTTCCAAAAACAATCCCAGAAGATCAGTTAAACAGCTTTGGAGTTTATAGTGTCACAGTTGTAGATGATCCTTCCTTTGATCAAACAACTCAATATATACAGCGGGCGTCAGCACCAACTCTCATTGACGGGGTGTGGACACTATCAAAGTCTGTTGTCAATATGACGGCTGAACAAGTTGCTGCCTATCAAGACGGTATAGCTGCAGTTGAACGAGTTACAAGGGATGACCTTCTTAAATCTGATGTTGATGTAATCAATGCTGTTAGATGGAATGCCATGTCAGCAGAAGATCAAGCTGCTTGGACCACATATAGACAGGCTTTGCTTGATGTTCCTCAACAAGAGGGATTTCCTTTCACAATCACTTGGCCTACAAAACCGTAATTCAAAACATATAAATACTGGTATCAGTTTGAGGAAAAACTATGGCTATAGATACCAGAGACAAATTAATCGATTATTGTAAGCGCCGGCTTGGTGATCCTGTCATCGAAATTAACGTTGATGAGGACCAAGTAGAAGACCGTATTGATGAGGCGCTCCAACTATACAGAGAGTATCACTCTGATGGTTCGTATCGGTCATACCTCAAGCACGTAATTACACAAGACGATCTGGACAACGGATACATCACTGTCTCTAACAGTGTGTTGTCTGTTAATCGTATGTTTCCTGTTGAATCATCCTCTGTAGGCAGAGGTATGTTCAGCGTGAAGTATCAAATGCATTTGAATGATTTGTATTATCTCAATACGTTTATGGGTGAGCTTGCTTACTATGAACAGATGATGCAATATCTTTCAATGTTAGATTTAAAACTAAACGGGCATCCGCAAATTGACTTCTCCAGGGTTCAGAGCAGAATCTACATTCACGGAGATCTTGAAGACGGTACGTTGGAAGTGGGCGACTATATTCTTGTTGAAGCAATAGTTGCCATTACTCCTGCACAAGCGACCAAGATATATGATGACAGATGGATTAAAGAGTACGCAACTGCTCTGATTAAACTGCAATGGGGCCAGAACCTTATTAAGTTTGATGGTGTGCAGTTACCTGGTGGTGTAACAATTAACGCTCGGCAGATCTACGAAGACGCACAAGCTGATATTGAAAGACTAAGAGAAGAACTACGACTTGAGCATGAAATGCCTGTCGACTTCTTTGTAGGATAGTTATGGCACGTAGTATATACTTTTCGGAACAGGTTCGTTCCGAGCAATCTCTCTACGAAGATATTGTAATCGAAGCCTTGAAGATCTATGGCTACGATATGTATTACCTGCCTCGCGATATTGTCAACCGGAATGATCTATTGAACGAAGATGTATCTTCAAGATTCAATTCTGCATACATGATCGAGATGTATGTTGATAACATCGAAGGTTTTGATGGCCAAGGTGATATCTTCCAAAAGTTTGGTGTAGAGATCAGGGACAATGTTACTCTGACTATGTCTCGTCGTCGCTGGAACCAAGCTATCAAGCGTCACGACAATGAATTAACATCTGAGCGACCACTTGAAGGTGATTTGGTATATGTTCCGTTCTCTCGGAAGCTATTCCAAATCATGAGAGTTGAGCATGAGCAGCCGTTCTATCAAGTAACAAATCTTCCTACGTACAAGCTGTATTGTGAATTGTTTGAGTTCTCTGGGGATGACTTTGACACGGGCGTGGCTGTTGTTGATGAAATCGAGCGTAGCTACGCTTACAAGTATATTCTATCGATTGCAGATGATGGTAACAATGCAACCGGTGTGGCCACTCTTGATGATACCAACGGGGTTGCTGTTGTCAACCTCACGAACAGGGGAAGTGGATACGCTAGCGCACCTACTGTCACATTCAGCGCTCCAACTCAAGCTGCGCGTACCGGTGCAATCACAGTGTTTACTGATAGTAATACAATTACTTCAGTAGAAATTGTCGATAGTGGTAATTTTTATTTAGATTATCAAGATGTTATAAACTTGAATGGCCAAATTATTCCAGCAACTGAATTTGCTAAATTTGGAAACAATTCATTGAGACACGACAGTGCAGGTGCAAGGACGATTGCTGCAACTGTAGTTACAAACGTACAGGGTGATAGTGAATTTTCCACACTAAACAATCGGTCGGTTATACGTTTGTTTTACTGGGCAGAAAGTTCTGGTCAGGCTTACAACAGTTTGTATGGTACACCAGTTGCGCAGGTATACCACCGTACATCAGACAACAAACTGGTGTACACCGATGGTACTGTTGAAGTGGTTAGTTCGCAAACTCTAAAGGTGTATGATTCGGCCGCCGACAGTGGTTTTTGGAATTATCTTGATATCCACACGCTAAACGACAAAATAAAGATTAACATTAATGGTGAAAGCGGAGAGATTCAATCACTTAGCGCTATCCCAACAATAAGCGTAGGAGATGTTGTTTACCTTGGAGCTCCTGCAGGCGCAGAGTTAAATGATAGTGTCACACAAAGCTTCAAAGGGTATCTCGATCATTTTGTCAGTATCAGATCAGAAGACACTGAATTTAGGTTCGCAAATCCAATCCCGGTCAACACAACCCAGATGCAGCGGGACGAAGACACATTGAAGCTTAGTGAGTTTGAATTAACATTCGACAACATTGCTCCTGTTCTTTCCGCAAATCTTACCCGCGGGCGAATATCATCAGTGACTGTAGAAGAGGCTGGTTCTGGTCTGAGGAATGCAAGTTATGTACTAACAATTCCTGCACCATCAGGTACAGCAGCAAATTTTACAGCAACAGGAGAAGCAATTATTCTAAATGGCGTAGTCGCTGATATTAATGTATTGTTTGGGGGATCGGGATACGCTACACCTCCGACAGTAACAATTTCGCCTGTTGGTTCAAACGTAACTTTTGAACCAGGTGACAAAGTATATCAAACGTTGTCTGATGGTACTGTAGTCGAGGCTGAAGTTGCCAAATATACCGATTCTGATTACAAAATTCATGTTATTAACCTACAGAGTAGTGATGGTAAATACCACGACTTTGTTACAGGTTTATTGGTGCACAAAGATTCTGCAAATGGAAATATAAGTGTTAATATTGCATCTATAGAACAAGACAATCAGTTGTCGCAGAATGAGCAAAATGATGCGTTTAGTACAGAAGTCGCTGATTTTCTTGACTTTACAGAGACTAATCCATTTGGTGACCCGGAGAATAATTAATGTTTGGTAGTCATTTTTATCACGAACGAATTCGCAAAGCAGTAGCTACTTTTGGCTCACTGTTTAATAACTTGTGGGTGGTACGTAAAGACGCATCCGGTAAAACTCTGAATCAACAAAAGGTACCACTATCATATTCTCCATCAGATAAGTATCTTCAACGGATCAGAGAAAACGCAAGTCTTGTCAATGATATGAAGGTTGCAATAAAGCTACCTCGTATGTCGTTTGAAATGATATCGTTGGCGTATGATCCAACACGGATGTTGCCAAAGACGGGAAACATTTCAGTTGCTGGTACGGACAACACAAAAAGAAAAAAGATATTCAATACCGTTCCGTATAACATTGCTTTTCAGTTAAACATTTATGCAAGGTCGCAGGACGATTGTCTACAAATTGTCGAACAAATTCTTCCTTACTTCAGTCCGCAGTACACCGTAACAATCAAGCCGTTGGAGGACTATCCTTCTGTCACAGAGGATGTGCCAATTGTTCTCAATGGTGTGTCATTTGTTGATGAGTATGAAGGTGCGTTAGAAGAAAGACGAACAATTATATACACACTTGATTTTGAGATGAAGTGCAACTTTCATTCGGATATTACTGAGAGTTCAATTGTTCGTAAGGCAATCAACAATATCTACCAAACAGCTGGAGGAATTCAAGGCGAAGATCTCCAGTCATCTCGTGTGACGTTGTTACCAGATCCCAATGATGTGTCACGTGATAGTGATTTTGGTTTCACACAGATTGTGCAAAAATACGAGGATCTGTTTGCTGCAACATATGCATTGACCATGTCAGCTGAACCTGCTGAGGGTTTAGCCACGTTGAGCTCGACATATGGTGT